ACCATTGTCATCATATACAGGATTGCCGTTTGCATCTGTTGACGGTATTAGTAGTTGTGTATCGTCTGCTGTTACTAGTTCTGCATTACCAACTTCATCACGCTGTAATGTATAAAATTTAGTTGTGTCATAACCACTTTGTGGAGCATCTGCTTCTGCTTGATCAAGAACTGCACCTGTAATTTGCATTTCTTTTTCGTATGTAGACATAATATCTTTAAGTGTATCTGCAAGTTTCCAAGCGCCACCTGGAGGAGAATCAGTAGTTTCTGATAATGCTTCGTATTTCTCACCATTGTAAGAAACTATATCTCCAGGAAAGTAAGTTGAATTAGTATTGTATTCGCCTTTGTTATTTTCTTCACCTGCAACGGCATCTAAAATATCTTTAAATTCTTGTGAGTCTACTAGCGGTTTACATTTTGCTCTGTATAAATGAGGATACCAAGTTACAGAAAATCCTTCTGCTGCTCTGTTAACATCTTCAATTACATAAAATCTTTTAAGTGCATAATTTAAATCATTTAATGCATATTCGTCTTGTAAGTGAGGTAATTCAATAACATCACCTGCTATAATTTTTCTGCCTAGTTTTTCAACTGTGTCATTAATATGGAATGTAACAAATAATGTATCATTTTGTAAAAACAAACCAAACTGACTAAGATTAAAATCTACATCATTTACATTGTATACTCCACGTAACTGATATACATCAGGATCATATTTACGATCTCTGTTTTCAAGAAACAACATATCTTGTATATTTGTAGGATCGTCTGTACTGTACTTAGGTGTAGTAGGAGTTTCTTCTCTACTGCTGCCTGGTCCCAGATATCGGTGAACAAGCACATCGGTTCCGCCTACCTGAAACATTTCCCAGGCAGTTTTATCAATAAATCTGTAATCGTTTCCCTTCTCGGGACGGTATAAACTCAGTCTTGGCATAGTATATGTATTTACCTAATCCGTCTCAAGGCATAAATACTTATATGAGCCAGATAGACAACGCAAAACAAGAAGTATTTGATTACGTAAAAGCAATGCTCGGCGACGGTATGATCGACGTCGAACTAGATCCCGTTCATTACGAAACAGGATTAAAACGTGCGCTGGGAGTTTTTAGACAGCGTTCTGATAACGCAGTTGAAGAAAGTTATATTACACTTACACTTGAAAGTGAAAAGAATGATTATATTTTACCTGATGAAATACAGCAAGTAAGACAAATTTTTAGACGTTCAGTTGGTTCACGTACAGGTAACGGAACAGGCGGTACAGTATTTGAACCGTTCAACTTAGCATACACTAATACATATTTGTTAAGTTCAACCAATATGGGCGGACTTGCAACATACGAATTATTTGCAGGTTATCAAGAAATGGTAGGTAAAATGTTTGGTTCATTTATCAACTTTACTTGGAATCCGCAAAGTAAGAAACTAATTATTATGCAACGTCCTAGAGGAGAAGAACAAGTACTTCTTTGGTGTTACAATAATAAACCTGATTACACAATTATTAATGATCAATATGCAGGACAGTGGGTTAAAGATTATACACTTGCTAATTGCAAAGTAATGCTAGGACAAGCAAGAGAAAAATTTGCTAGTATCGCAGGTCCACAAGGCGGAACTGCACTTAACGGTGCTAGTATTAAACAAGAAGGCTTTCAGGATATTGAAAGGCTGACAGCAGAATTGGTAACACTAGTACCAGGTGGCCAAGGGTACTATTGGATTAACGGATAATGAAAGCAACAGAATTTATATCAGAAGAGTACGAACAGTTTTATACAGAAACTGCAAAAATGGTTTGGGGACGAACTACAGGTACTGCAAAAGGTGGAAAGACCAAACTGCGTTTCCGTTGTTCAAGTGGACCTAGAGCAGGTAGACAAGTTAGTCATCCATCCAAATGCCATCAGCAGTATAATGTTGCCAAAGCACAAAAAATGAAGACGACCAGAGCAAGAACTGGTCCTACAGCAGTACGTAGACAGCAACGTACTAAGTCTATTAACACAGCAAGTGTGTTAGCACGTAAACTTAATACGGGCAAACCAGGCCAGCCAAGACCGTATATTTAGACTTGACAATCCTACAGATGATGCTATAATGTTTAGTATTACTTAGGAGATATCATTTATGATTATAGGCATTTGCGGTTTTATTGGCTGCGGCAAAGACACAGTAGCAGATTATCTAACAAACGATCACGGCTTTCGTAGAGAAAGTTTTGCAGGAACACTGAAAGATGCAGTGGCTCATATTTTTGGGTGGAATAGAGAAATGCTAGAAGGTAGATCTAAAGAAGCTCGTGAATGGCGTGAGCAAATAGATCCGTGGTGGGCAGAACGGTTAGATATGCCAACACTAACTCCAAGATGGGTGTTACAATATTGGGGTACAGAAGTTGCTAGAAAAGCATTCCACGATGATATTTGGGTAGCAAGTTTAGAAAATAAACTGCGTAACAGTACAGATGATGTTGTTATTAGCGACTGTAGATTTCCTAATGAAGTTGATGTGATCCATAAAGCAGGCGGAAAAGTTGTTTGGGTAAAACGTGGAGATTTGCCTAGTTGGTATACAAATGCACAACAAGCAAATGAAGGATCAAACTATCATATCAATGAGATGAAAGTGCAAAAAATACATCCTAGCGAATGGGCGTGGATTAATAGTAAGTTTGATGCTGTAGTTGAAAATAACGGATCTATTGATCAGTTGTATGCGCAAGTAGAAAATCTACTAGTAGTCAGCCACTAAGTCACCCTGTTTCCAGCGTATATTCTCTTTAGATAATACGCTCCTACAATTAGCACATACAGTTTTAAGATTTTGCGGTCTACAATTGTCAAGGTTTTCATCTACGTGAAATACTCTGAATACTTCCTTGTGCTGTGATTTGAATCCGCATTTATCGCACTGTTTTTTAATTTTGTAACCTGCACGTTGCCATCTAGGCACACCGTGATACAGACCGTGTTTACTGCAACCTTCACACAAACTTCTGTAGTATGTCTTTCCTTGCTTCTTATAGTTTACTGCACGGGGTCTTAATCCGCACTTACATAGTGGTCTCATACATATATTTACACCTTTTCGACCCCTTTTTATATAGGTATAAACAGCACTTTTTATCCGATCCAACTAAATACATTAGTAATACAGATTAGGTATAACAATATACTTTTACATTACCAGGAGAAACAGGAATGGCACTACAATCACCAGGCGTTGAAGTAACCGTAATAGATGAGAGTTTTTACACCCCCGCTGAACCGGGTACTACTCCTCTTATCGTGGTTGCAACAGCCCAAGATAAAATTAACGCTGCTGGCACGGGAACTGCTTCAGCGACAACAGCCGCAAATGCTGGAAAAGCATTTAAGGTTACATCACAGAAAGAATTAGTAGATCTTTTTGGAGTTCCAAACTTTGAAAAGACAGCAAGTAATACACCAATTCACGGAAGCGAATTGAACGAATATGGTTTGTTAGCAGCATATTCATTGCTAGGCGTAAGTAACGCAGCATTTATTACACGAGCTAACGTAGACTTAGGTCAACTTGAAGGATCAGCAGATGCGCCGGGAGCGAATCCAAATGATGGTACTTGGTGGGTTGATACTAGGGGTACAACTTGGGGTATCCAGGAATGGAATGGCGCTGCAATAACAACAACAGGCGGCCAAAAGTTTACTAACAAAACTCCAATTGTATTAACTGATACAGATACAACTAAAATTGATTCCGGTACAGGATTACCTAAAGGTTCAGTAGGTGCTATCGGAGATTATGCAATCGTTTTTGAAACAGTAGACGGTTCAGGATCATTTACTGCAAGCAAAGAAACAGCAAGAGTGTATTACAAATCCGCTGGTAATGGTGTTTCTCCAACAGCAGGTACTTGGGTACTTGTTGGTAGCAATGATTGGACTGCAAGTCACCCAACAATTACAGGTGGCACATTTACTGCATCAAGTGGTAAGTTTAGCATCAACAGTACAGACTTTGAAGTAACTGGTACACTTGACGATTTGGTAACATCAATTAACAGTCAAATTAGCAGATCACAAGGTATCTATGCTAGAAACGTAAGCGGTAAACTTTACCTTTACGCACAAGGCAAAGAACAAGATGCTAACAACGCAGACAGTACTTTAACACAAGCAATTATTATTGATGATGCAAGTACAAGTCCAGCAGTTAACTTTAGCGACCTTGGTATTGCAAAAAATACATACTATGCACCCGCAATTCGTCAAAGCGCACACACAAGTGTTCCACAATGGAAAACACTTGATAGTGCTCCAAGACCAACAGGCAGTGTATGGATTAAAACAACTGAGCCAAACAATGGTGCAAGATGGAGAGTTTATAACTGGTCATCTGCAACAACAACTTGGAATGCAGTTAACAGTCCAATTTATGACAACGGACACACTGCGTTATATTGGTTAGACAGAAGCGGCGGCGGTGCTAACATTGCTACTGACGCAATTTTTGTACAATCAAATGCTAACGAACATAGTGGATTTGATGCTACTCCTTCAACTGCAACATTTAGAATGTGGCGCAGAGCAGGAACAGGCAACACTACTATTAAGTCAGCAGCAGTAACAGCGTTAACATTTACAGCAGGTACAAACACATTTGAACTTGCAGAAAGTGTAAAAGGAAGTGCAAGTTTAGCAACAGCAGTAAGTGTATCATTTACAGCAACAGGTGCTACAACAGATGCAGATTTACTTGCAGATGCAGTTAACAGTGCAGGCTTTGTAAACATTGAAGCAGCAGTAACTACTGACAACGAAGTAGAAATTTTCCATAAACTAGGCGGTGACTTTAGAATGACTGACGGTGCAAATACACCGGTAGCATTGGCTTACACAGCATACAACATTGATACTTTAGCAGGAACAGCAAACTTATATGCTGCACCAGCAGGAAGCAGCGATGACTTTGTAGCAAGTAACTGGCAGCCATTAGCAGCAAGTAACTTTAAAGCAGGTGCTGATAATCCAGAAAATGAACCAGCAGACGGACAACTTTGGTACAACCCAGAGTTTAGTGAAGTTGATATTATGGTACACAATGGTACTACTTGGGTAGGATACCAAAGTGTATACAGTACAGCATCACCAGCAGGTCCAATTGTTTCAGCAACTGAGCCAAGTGCAACTACTGGACAAAGCGATGGTACTGCACTAGTAGACGGTGATCTTTGGATTAGCACAGCAGATTTAGAGAACTTCCCAACTATTTACAGATGGAACGGAACTACACTGGCTTGGACACAGATTGATAAAACTGACCAAACTTCAGAAGAAGGTGTACTGTTTGCAGATGCACGTTTTGGTTTAGCAGGTGCTACTGGTAATACAGCAGCCGATATCAAAGACTTACTAACAAGCAACTACTTAGATCCAGATGCTCCAGATCCTGCACTTTATCCGCAGGGAATGTTGTTATGGAACTTACGTAGAAGCGGTGGAAATGTTAAGAAGTACAACAACAACTACATTGACACAACTGCTGATAATGAAAGATTTAACAACAGTGAATCAATGACAGGGTACGCAACAGACAGATGGACTACTGAATCAGGCAACCAAGAAGACGGTAGCGGATCATTTGGTAGAAAAGCACAGCGTATGGTTGTTACACAAGCATTGAAATCTGCAATTGACACAAGTGATGAGATTAGAGACGAAGAAAGACGTAACTTTAACTTAATTGCTTGTCCAGGTTACACAGAAACAATGAGCAATCTTGTTAACTTAAACATTGACAGAGGCTTAACAGCATTTGTAGTTGGTGACACACCATTTAGATTACCAGCAGATGCTACATCACTTACAAACTATGGTTCTAATGCAGAACTAGTTGTAGATAACAACGATAACGGTATTGTTACATACGATGAGTATATGGCAGTATTTTATCCAAATGGATTTACAACAGACTTAGGTGGAGCAAACGCAGTTGTTCCTAGCTCACATATGATGCTAAGAACTATTGCACTAAGCGATCAAGTATCGTTTCCGTGGTTTGCACCAGCAGGTACAAGACGCGGTGGAATCAGCAACGCTACAGCAGTAGGATATATTGATGCAGCAACTGGTGAATTCCAAACAGTTGCACTTAACGAAGGACAGCGTGATACGTTATATGATCAAAAGATTAACCCAATTACATTCTTTAATGGTGTTGGTTTAGTTAACTACGGTCAGAAGACAAGAGGCAGAAATGCTTCTGCGCTAGACAGAATTAACGTTGCAAGATTGGTAGTATACTTACGTAGCCAACTTAATAAACTGGCCCGTCCGTATATATTTGAACCAAATGATAAAATCACTAGAGACGAAGTCAAACAAGCAGTAGAAAGTTTACTACTTGAGTTAGTTGGCTTAAGAGCTCTTTATGATTTCGCTGTTGTTTGTGATGAGACTAACAATACGCCAAGCAGAATTGATAGAAATGAACTATATGTTGATATTGCTATTGAACCTGTTAAGGCAATTGAGTTTATTTACATTCCATTGCGTGTCAAGAACACAGGAGAAATATAATGCCTATTACATCACTTAATAACTTTGGGGTACCTACAGACGCAGGCAACCAAGTGCTCTTGATGCCAAAATTAAAGTATCGCTTCCGCGTTACTTTACTTGGATTCGGAGTAAATGCTGCCACTGAACTTACTAAGCAAGTAGTTGATGTTTCAAGACCAAAAGTTGGTTTTGAAGAAATGCCGTTAGACGTATACAACTCAAAAGTATACCTAGCAGGTAAGTATACATTTGAAACATTAGCACTTAACTTACGTGACGATGCGACAGGTGAAGTACAAAAACTTGTCGGTCAACAGGTTCAGAAACAGTTCGACTTTGTTGAACAGGCTTCTGCAAGATCTGGTATTGATTACAAATTTACAACAAAAATTGAAGTATTAGACGGTGGTAACGGAAATAACGCAGCAGGCGTTAACGTACTAGAAACACAAAATATGTACGGTTGTTTCCTAACTAACGTTGATTACGGCGATGCAAACTATGCTACTAATGAAGCGATGCAAGTTGCACTAACTATACGCTTTGATAATATGGTACAATGGGGTGCAGGCGAACAAGGTGTTGGTGTTGGTATTGGTGCTACTGTCGAAAGAACACTCGGCAACACTACTACTGGTGCTACTACAGCCGCTGGCGCTTAATACTAGTTTTAATAAAACCATTAAAAGCCCGGATTTATTTCCGGGCTTTTTTTATGGCTAAATAATAGTATGGCCAACAAATTTACTAGATTTCTTACAGACGTATTCACAGGATTATCAAATCCTAAAGGTAGAGTAGCGAACTATACACACGCTACTAGATTGTTTATTGATGACAATATGCGTCTGTCACCTAAACACAAATATAATTATTATGTTAGAGTTGAGCTAGATTCATCTGCACACAAAGCACCTAACTTTACTGCTAAACACGCAGAAGAAGTTGGACTGCTTGTTAAGAATATTAACTTACCAAGTTTTAAATTTGATACCGAAGTTCTTAATCAGTATAATAGAAAGAAAATTATCTATAAGATGATTAATTATGATCCTGTACAGTTTACATTTCACGATGATAATCAAGGTGTAGTAAACGCACTTTGGGCATTGTACTATGGTTACTATGTTGCAGATAGAAACTTGCCAAATGCTGCATATGACTTTAACCATTATCGTGTTACTGATACTAATATGGACCAATATAGATATGGTCTAGATAATAATATTACAACACCATTGTTTAAGAGTGTACAAATTTACACAATGGGACGCAGAAGATTTATCGGTTACGAATTAATTAATCCAAGGATTACTTCTTGGCAACACGGTGATTACGATTATATGGCAGGCAGTGAACCTGCAGAAAGTACAATGCAATTACAGTACGAAGGTGTACGTTATTCAGCAGGAACTGTAAGTGAAGGTTCACCGAAAGGCTTTGCTACATTACATTATGATACTACACCTGGTCCTTTACAAATGGGCGGTGGCGGAGTAAGTAACTTACTCGGCGGCGGCGGAGTACTAGACGGACTAGAATCAGTCTTTGGTGCAGTTGGTGACGGTAGTGCATTTAGTTCACCACAAGGTTTCTTAAGTACAGCAGTAAGTGCAATTAACACTTACAAGAATGCAAAAGGATTAAGCAAAGATAGTATTCTACAAGAAGGTATTAATATTTTAACTAGTCCAGCAGGACAACAAACTGTTGCTAACACTATTAACGGAGTTGTTGGTGCAGTGTTTCCTAAAAATAGAAACACAACCGGTGAAACTAAAGCAACACCTAAAAAGGTTATTGGTAATACCGGAGAAGGAAGACAAGATAGGTTTGATAGGGCATAGATATGGCAGGCGAAGTACAAACAAATTTACCAGCAAAAGTAATACAAGATAGTGGTGCAAGAACTAAACTATTTTTTGACACATATGGAAAAGAACCTTTATCGTATAAAGTTCCAGACATTGATGCTGCAATAAACTTTTTTAGAAAAAAAGGTTTCAGCGATCCTGCTGCAAACTTATCAGCAGCCGTGTTACTTAAACAGGCAAAACTTGAAAACATTTCAATTAATGAAATCTTAGATACAGTAAATGCATTAAATGAATTACAAGTATCAGCATTAGTAGGCGAGATTATGAATAATCATAGACCGTCAACATCGACACTAGGATACAAACAACCTGCACCTGATGTAAGTAAAGAACGTAATGTGGTTGTGTAAATGGCAAAGTTTGCACAGGGTCGTTACACTGTAAAAAATCCAGAGAAGTACGTAGGTACAAAAAGTCCATTAGCACGAAGTAGTTGGGAAACTGTCTTTATGCGTATGTTAGATGAACATCCAAGTGTAGCAAAATGGGCAAGTGAAAGTATTAAGATACCGTATCAAGATCCACTTACAGGAAAGTATTCCGTTTATGTTCCTGATTTTTTTATTGTTTATAACGATAAGAATGGTAAGCAACACGCAGAGGTAATAGAAGTAAAACCTCAGAATCAAACGTTACGTGAGAAGGTAGGCAAAAGTAGATTCAATCAAGAGCAATATATTAAAAATATGGCTAAATGGGAGGCTGCTGCTGCTTGGTGTAAACAAAAACGTGTTAGATTCCGCATCGTTAGTGAAGAAGAAATATTTCACCAAGGTGGCAAGCGTAAATAAATACTATTATAAAATGGTAGAATAAAATGACCAAGAAGTTAGAAGAATTATTTAATATGGAAGATCAAAAAGTTGCAGAAGAACAAATTGCAACTGAAGAACCACTTGTGGAAAGCAAAGCAATTGATCCAGAAGTAGCACAAGAAGAAATTAAAAGTGTGGATGCTTCTTATAAAGCAATATCACAAGTAACACAAGATTTACCACAGATGCGTGAACTAGACTCAATGGGTGAAGGTGAGTTAGATCATTTAGCAACTAAAGCAGAACAAGCATATGACGATCTAATGGATTTGGGTATGAATGTAGAAGTACGTTACAGCGGACGTATATTTGAAGTAGCAGGTAGTATGTTAAAGAATGCTATTGATGCAAAAACCGCTAAAGTAGATAAAAAACTTAAAGCAGTTGATTTACAACTGAAAAAACTTAAAATTGATCGCGATTCACCGGAAGATCCTAATGAATTAGTGGATGGAACCGGATATGTTATGCTAGATCGCAATGAATTAATTAGGAAATTAGGCGGAAAGGAATAAATAGTAATATGAAGACGTTTAAAGAATATCTCACAGAGAGCAAAAAAGTATACAGTATTAAGGTAAAGGTTGCTGGAGAGCTACCTGAAGGCTTTGCTGATGAATTAAAGTCGAGACTTGACAACAGAAGTGTTGTTGAATTTACGCAGTTGAAAACTACACCAGTTACTGAAACACCGCTAGACTTTCCAGAGTTAGCGAACTGTGAAGTACATACGTTTTCACTAGTTACAGAATATCCGGTTACACCAACTGATGTTGAAAAAGAAATTTTTGAAATGCAGTGTTGTGAGCCAGGTCATTATGTGGCACGTAATGCACTAAGTCCGTCAGAAGAATATCAAGCAACTGATGGAAAACGTGAAGGTGCATTATTACACGATAATGAATATAAAGAGGCTGTTGCTGTAGCACATAAAGATTATTTTGGTGATGATTTTAATAAGTCGTTTTTACAAGACTTATCAAAAGTAGCAGCCGATCGTGCTAAAGAATTAGGACACGACAAATTAAAGGCGGACGTTTACACAGACGTACCGGAACTAAAACAAGATGACGCAGGTTTAAAAAGTCCTGTAGGGAGTAACTAAAATGGATTTCCAAGATCTAGTCAGAAAGATGACTGCTATTGACACAGCGCAAAACGCACCTATAGAAACAAAGACAGATGAATGTGGTATGAACGAGATGCCACCTATGATGGCACCAAACGCACCAGATATGCCGCAAAAAGAAGAAGCAACAATGAACGTTAACATTACTGCTAAAGGCGATGCTATTCAAGATGTGTTAAAGTTAATGACAAAAGTTAATCCAGATATGATTAATCAACCAGCAAAACCTGAAATGCCTACGTTGTCAATTATGTCACCAGGAATGGACGGACCAATGGACGGACCAGAAGGTCCAGAGATGCCGCCAATGCCAAAACCAATTAATAAAATTATTCCAGACTTCGATGGCGACAATGACGATATGCCAGGCGGAGAAAAGGATCTTCCAAAAGACCACGATAAAGATCACGTTATGATTAAGTCACTTGATAAAGATGGCGATGATGATCACGATATGGACGATCACGATATGGAAAAAGACGATAAAGACGATAAAGATGATGACAAGGAAAAAGAAGAGGCTTGGGCAAATGAGCCTGACGAAGATCAAAGATCCGTTCATTATCAAATGAATAAACTGCAAGGTGGAATGAACCGCAGAAAAGGAACACATCCTAAAGTTGCAGGCGCAGATAATCCAATGCAAAAAGTAAAAGAAGGCGAAGACTTACGTGCTTCTATTAAAGCAGAATTGCAAAAAGCATTAGCAGAAACTAAAGGAGCATAGAGATGGCAGATTTAACACAAGCAACAATCGGTGGCGGCAGTGCAGTACTAGTGGCTGCAAACAGAAAACCATACGCTGATATGACAGCAATTCATTATAACGGTAACAAGCCACTTACATTTTTTGAAGTCGCTTGTGGTGCAGCAGTAAACGCTCAAACAGGAAGCGGACTAGCAATTGAAAGCATTATGCGTATTATTGAAAAATATGCAACAGTTGTTATTCGTGGCGCACTATATGGTACAAACCAAAAGTTTACAGTTGCAATTGAACAGCCAAATGATTCATTAGACTACGATGGTGCAGGCGCAGAAACAATTGTAGAACAAATTGAAGATGAAATTATTGCACTAACTGATTTATCAGCAGCAAGTCCAGCACAAATTGACTTTACTGGTGTTACTTGCACAGTAAAAACTACACTAGAATTAGCATAAGTTAGTACGTTTCATACTAATCCAAATAGGCTCTTCGGAGCCTATTTCCTTCTATAAATACTAGTATGGCAAAGAGTTTAGATGGCGTTCAGATTAAGAAGGCCCATAAAAAAGAAAAATATACACTTGAAGAAATCAAGCACTTAGAAAAGTGTATGGATCCTATTAACGGACCATTATATTTCTGTGAAAACTTTTTAACAATTCAACACCCTACCAAAGGTTCAATGAAATTTGTTCCTTACGGATTTCAACGAGAACTTATACAAGCATACGCAGAAAATAGATACTGTGTTGCTATGTTACCAAGACAGATGGGCAAAACAACTTGTGCTGCTGGTTATTTGTTATGGTATACAATGTTTACTCCTGAAGCACAGGTATTAATTGCTGCACACAAATATACAGGTGCACAAGATATTATGAATAGATATAGATTTGGGTATGAAACTTTGCCAGACTTTATTCGTGCAGGAATCTATACATACAACAGAAACACAATTGAATTTGATAACGGTAGTAGAATACAAGCAACTACTACAACAGAAGATACTGGACGTGGTAAATCACTTTCATTAATATACTGTGATGAGTTTGCATTTGTGCAACCACCAGAAAAAGCCAAAGAGTTTTGGACTGCACTATCTCCTACACTGTCAACAGGTGGTAAAGCAATTGTTACAAGTACACCAAACTCAGATGAAGATCAGTTTGCTATGATTTGGGCAGAAGCAAATAAAAAGTTTGATGAACACGGCAATGATAAAAAAGTAGGAACAAACGGATTTTTTCCTTACTTTGCTCCTTGGGTGGAACATCCAGATAGAGACGAAGACTGGGCAAACCAGGAACGTGCAAAGATCGGCGAAGAAAGATTCCGTCGTGAGTTTGATTGCGAATTCCTAATCTTTGATGAAACATTAATTAACAGTGTTAAACTAGCAACACTTGAAGGCAAAGAACCAATTGCTAATACAGGTCAAACACGTTGGTACAGTAAAATTAATCCTAAGGCTACACATTTAATTGCACTTGATCCTAGTTTAGGTACAGGTGGCGATTATGCTGCTATCCAGATATTTGAAATGCCTGCAATGAAGCAAGTTGGAGAATGGCGACACAACCTAACACCAGTACAGCAACAAATACGTGTATTACAAGATATTCTAAAATATATTGCTAACGAGCAAACAGCAGCAGGCAATAATAACCCTAATATCTACTATAGTGTAGAAAACAATACTATTGGTGAAGCAGCACTAGTTGTTATACAAGATATTGGTGAAGAGAACTTTAACGGATTATTTTTAAGCGAACCTATTAGAAAAGGACACGTAAGACGTTATAGAAAAGGGTTTAATACTACACACAAAACTAAAATTACAGCGTGTAGTTTGTTTAAAAATGCACTAGAAAAAGATAAGATGCAAATATCAAGTAAACCATTGATATCTGAACTTAAGACATTTGTAGCAACAGGCGTAAGTTACAATGCTAAAACAGGTGAACACGATGATCTAGTATCAGGAGTACTATTGATTTTGCGTATGGCAGATCAACTAGCAAACTGGGATCCTAAAATATATGAAAAAATGACGGAGAGAATGACCGACGACGAGTATCCATTGCCGATATTCGTATCCGGCGGCTTTTGATAAATACTTATATGGACGCAACAAACAATATAGCAACAGACTTATTTTTTAAGGTTAGAAGCAGATTTTCTAATCTAAAACTTGGTGACGATTCAGGGCAAATTACAATTAATCCTGAAATGGCACGTTTTTTCGACTTTGATTATGTCGAGGAAGACAAAAAAATTGGACACGTAAGCATCAGTCTTGCTGAGCCTAACTCAATGAAAGTATACTTTTCAAATGGTATTACTGAGGGTATGGACAGGGATCAAAAAGATGGTTGGTATGGGTTTTTAAGAGAATTAAGAAAATTCTCAAAACGTAGACTATTAGCATTTGATACAAGAGACATTGCAAAAGATAATTTAGATAAACGAGATTATGCTTTTCTAAGTCAATATGCAAACCCAGCGTCGGACAATGATACAATTACAAAACCTGTCGGAGAGAGTGTAATGAATGAAAGTAATTTATATGGAACTAAAACACAAAGTTTCCAAAAACTAGAAAATACAAAACTTATTATTAAGCATAGTAAAAAACTTGCTGATGATATGGAACTAAAGCCAGGTGCTAGATCAAGAAATATATCTGCACTATTTGTACAAAATGAATCAGGGGAAAGATTTAAATATCCTTTCGTTCATTTAGCAGGCGCAAGAGCAATGCAGCGACACGTAGCAAACGGTGGCGCACCATATGATTCAATAGGTGAATCATTAATTAAAATGAGTGAAGAAATTGCTCAACTAAAAACATTTACAGGCTATGTTGTACGTAACGATTTGATGAACTCCGACACTAATCGAATTGTTGAACGTAGTAAAGTACAACTTGACACTCTTAGAGAAAGAATTGCAAAATTATCCAAACAGTCATACTACGAGGCTTTTAAAGAATCATTTGAGGCAAGAGCAGACGTTGAAGTAGACGATACGCAGATGGAACAATACAAAGATATGTTTACTGTTAAGAACTTTAAAGAAGACTTAACAGATGTATTTCCAGTGATTCATAGATTAATGAAAGAAGAAGAAACAGTAGGCTATGACGACATAGTCGGTATGACAGCAGAGGCTGATGATAACGTAGAAGTTTCAGATGAAATGAATGGAATGATTTCCGATTTGGTTGAAAAATTCTCTAAGTTCAGAGGCGGCAACGGAGACAGATTACCAGACGGTTATATACAGTGGGCATTGAACTCAGGCATTACTACAGACTTTGTTGAAGAAAATGAGGCTGAAGCAATGAGGGAAAAATACGGCGAAGAAGAATTTGAAAATGATCCGCTGGGACACGTTGACGAAATGCCAATTACAAAAGCATTTATGGATGAAATTGAAAAAATTACAGGCAATGATGACATTGATACGAATGCAAGAATTATTGATAAAGTTCAGTCAGGTGACGCTGACGAATCTGCATCAACAGACGAGATGGCAAAATTTGAGGCTTGGGTAGATGCACTGGGCGAAGAAAGTCCAATTCAAATTGCAGACCAAGAAGAAAAGGCAGATATGATTAGAAGTTTAAGTGAACTTACTAGTCAAGAATTTACTGCCGGTGTTGATGGTACTAATGCTATTACAAGTTTAGAAGGTATCATTGACGATCCTAAATTAGAGCAAGATATCAAAGCAAAAGCAACTGAAGATACAACAGCAGATGTAAGGCCTTTAGTTAAAGCGTGGATTGAAGAAAATGCACCAGACTTATTAGGCGAATTAGATTTTGGCGATATGGCAGAAGAACCTGCTGCTGAAGAACCTGCTGCTGAAGGGATCACAGATAAATTTATGAAAGATCCATCAATGGGTATGAACAAGTATGGACTTGCTGCTATTCAAAAGGACGGTATGTTCTTTAGTATTAAAGATAAGAAAATTACAGGCGGACCATTTGACAGTATTGATGAACTTAAAAAGCATCAAGAAGAATTAATGAACAAAGACTCCGATGATGACTACAAAGATACGCAACCAGAGTTAAAAGGTGGCGGTAGTGCATTCAAAGGTTTCAAAGGCAAAGATCCTGAAGCAGATGAACTAAATGATATTATGAAACTGTCAGGCGAATCATATAGCAAAACACAAGAAGCCGGCGATCCATACAGACAATCCAGTCTGCATATTGGACAAACGAATGATCCGATAATGTTTAAAGGCAAAGAAATTGATCTTGACAAACTAGACTATGATATGCAAGATATTAGTGACGGCATATATGAATTAAATGCTCCTGTGTATTACACAGACGGTACAGAAGTTGACGATTCAGATATGGCAGAGTTAGAAGAACTTCCAGAACTAAACGATTATATCTACCAAGATTATATGGACAGACAAGCACCACAAGAAGGAGCAGTTTCAGAAGGTGGCAATGCTTGGGATATGGCACTTACAGGCGGAATGGAAATTATTTCAAACTGTGATGACCAAGAAGAATGCATTAAGCAACTAGAAGCAGAAATAACAGGCGGCAAAGATGCTGATGATGCATATGCTGATATGATTACCAAAGACTTCATCGAAAAAATTAAAAAGCACGGACTTGAAAAAGTAAAACGTGATGTAGACGCTGAAGATATAATGGGTGAGCCTGTTGATTTAGAAGGACAAGAAACTGAAGGCAACGAATACGGCGATAAAGTTTCAACTCTTAAAGCACAAGGTGCTAAGAAAGGCACTAAGTTTAAAACATCAGATGGTGAAGAGCATACACTAGAAGGTTTAGCAGAATTTATTAAATCTTTTTATGATGAATCTACAAATACTTTTCCAAAAGGCCCAGAAGGTGTAGCAACAATGGTAGGCAAGAAGTTCGGTGAACAGGCTGAGCAGGTTGCACGTAAGATGGTAGAAAGAATGGCTCCTGCACAAGAACAAGGCGCAGAAGAACTAGAAGAACTAGGTAGAATTAAAGATCTTATTAAATTTTAATGATTTTACGTATTGATTTTTTACGTAAAGATGTTTAAATAATAGTGTAGTAGGAAACTGCTACACTATTTTTTTCACTTTATAAAGGAAACATTATGTGGACAAAGCCTCAAGCAATAGAAATGAGATTCGGCTTCGAAGTAACGATGTACATAGCCAACCGATAGACAAAGAAGTAGAAGAACACAAAGAAGTAAAGGTAGACATACGCAAACTAATTGAAACATTAGATTGCGAATAAAGAAAGGATCTTCGGATCCTTTTCTTTTGGCTAAACAAATCTATTTTAAATTAAAAATAGACTTGACGGGCTAAATAAAAGAGCATATAATACATAGTATGCATTAGGCATAAAATGACATTTTTTATTAGGCAAACAAAGGAGGCTAACAAATGGCATCATTAGCAGAAATTCGTGCAAAACTGCAGGAAGCAAACAATCGCTCAACTGGTAATTCTACTGGAGGCGGTGACAACGCAATTTACCCACATTGGAATATGCAAGAAGGCAGAGAAGCCGTGGTAAGATTCTTACCCGACGGTAACACTGACAACACATTCTTTTGGGTAGAACGTGCGATGATTAAATTACCATTCGCAGGTATTAAAGGTGAAACGGATAGTCGTAATACTATTGTGCAAGTTCCGTGTGTGGAAATGTACAATGACGGTACTACTTGTCCAATTCTATCTGAAGTACGTGGTTGGTTTAAAGACAAATCACTAGAAGATATGGGTCGTAAGTATTGGAAAAAACGTTCATATATCTTCCAAGGGTTTGTAAACGACGATCCTCTTAACGAAGAGAGAACACCAGAAAATCCTATTCGTAGGTTTATTATTGGTCCACAGATTTATCAAATCATTAAAGGTGCTTTGATGGATCCGGAGTTGGAAGAGTTACCAACTGATTTCCTTCGTGGTGTTGACTTTAGAATCAAGAAAACATCAAAAGGTGGTTATGCTGACTACTCAACATCACAATGGTCACGTAAAGAGCGTGCATTGGCTGAGAATGAGAACGCAGCAGTTGAACAACACGGTTTGTTTAACTTATCAGACTTCCTTCCTAAGAAGCCAGGCGAAGTTGAGCTTAAGGTTATGAAGGAAATGTTTGAAGCATCTGTAGATGGTGAAGCATATGATGCAGATCGTTGGGGACAATATTTCCGTCCAGCGGGTATGCAACAGCGTACAGGAGATCCGAATAAGGCACCACAAACGCCAGCGGCATCAGCACCTGTAACTGCTCCGACTGCTCCGGCAGCACCAGTAGCAACTGCTCCAGTAGTAGAAGCAACTGCGGCTCCAGCGGCAGCACCAGAAACAGTAACTACTGAAGACAATGGATCGGGTCGTGCGCAAGACATCCTTGCAATGATTCGCAACCGTCAGCAATAAAAAAGAGTTTATGAGAGTTCCGGCAAAAACCTCCGTACGGTAACCAGCGAGGTCTCTCATACTTTAACAAAGGAAAGGTAATTATGGCAAAAGCGTTTGACGTAACTAAATTTAGAAAGAGTCTTACAAAGTCTATTGACGGACTTGGTATTGGCTTTAATGATCCTACAGATTGGATCAGCACAGGCAACTATGCACTTAACTATCTTGTAAGTGGCGACTTCCACAAAGGTGTTCCACTAGGCAAGGTAACTGTATTAGCAGGAGAATCGGGTGCAGGTAAATCATATATTGCTGCCGGTAATATTGTAAAATCGGCACAACAACAAGGTATCTTTGTAGTACTAATTGACACAGAGAATGCCTTAGATGAGAAATGGCTACACGCATTAGATGTAGACACATCTCCAGAAAAGATTCTTAAACTTAATATGTCAATGATTGATGATGTTGCTAAAACAATATCAGAGTTTATGAAAGAATACAGAGATATGGCAGAAGAAGAACGCCCTAAAGTATTGTTTGTAATTGACTCACTTGGTATGTTACTAACACCTACAGATGTTGATCAGTTTAACAAAGGTGATATGAAAGGTGATATGGGTCGTAAGCCTAAAGCACTAACATCACTTGTACGTAATACTGTTAATATGATTGGTAGTTATAACGTAGGTATGGTATGTACTAACCACACATATGCATCACAAGATATGTTTGATCCAGATGACAAGATTAGTGGTGGACAAGGCTTTATCTATGCATCAAGTATTGTTGTTGCTATGCGTAAACTTAAACTAAAAGTAGACGCAGATGGTAATAAGACTACTACAGTACAAGGTATTCGTGCTGCGTGTAAAGTTATGAAAACACGTTATGCAAAGCCGTTTGAAGCAGTACAAGTACAGATTCCATATGAAACAGGAATGGATCCATACAGTGGCTGTGTTGACTTGTTTGAAGCAAAAGGTTTGCTGAAGAAAGATGGTAATCGACTTAAATATACAGACTTAAATGGGGAGGTCCATTTAGAGTATCGTAAAAACTGGACTGGCGATAAACTAAACTTAATTATGGAAGAGCTTGGTAAAGAGCCAGAGACTGTAGAAGTAGAGGAACCAGTCGAAGTCGAGTTAGAGGAACCAGTAACAAGCAACGGAGAATAAAAAGTATGAATAGTGATCTAATAGCAGATATATGGACTATAATGGTTGAACACATCGAAGAGAAGAAAAAGAAAGATGTGGCAGCAAGTTATATAAATGCGCTACTAGATTATGGTGTGAGCGAATCAGTTATTCAAGGACTGTTTGGCATTGACACTTATCTAGATGAAGCAGTCGAATACGTCTTGGATGATGAAGAAGTCGAAGACTATGATGAAGATGAAGATGATCGTTGGGATTAAAGTATGACAAATTGGTATGATCTAGTTTCGAAAGACATCAGCAAGATACCAGACGCTGTTGATTATTTCAATACGGAACTAATATCTGCAAAAGCAGAAATTAAAATTACTGGACGGATCGAGAAAGCATCAGCACACTTGCCTGCTTCCGTAGAAACTAGATTCAGCCAACTTCAAGAAATTGAAGCGATACTTGAATATCTTAATATTGAACTTCGTAGATTACGATCTTCACACTTTAGAAAATACGTTGAAAACTATCAAAGACAATTAAGTTCACGTGATGCAGAGAAATTTGTAGACGGTGAAGCAGACGTAGTTGACTTTGAAAAAATTATTAACGAATTTGCTCTTATACGAAATAAGTGGTTAGGGATTATTAAAGGACTTGATCAGAAACAGTGGCAATTGACTAACATTGTTAAGTTAAGAACTGCTGGACTTGATGATGCTACTTTGTAATTTCTAACGCTTTTTTCTTTTTCTCAAGATAATTTTTTACTACATCCGCAAGTTGTGCGTGTGTATCATTAAACCACGTGGCTACGTGATAATTAAATTTTTTAGGTTTTTGAAAATCTGAATTGCTAGTTACTGTATCCATCCAAACAATATAGTCTGGTTCTAAGTAATCTTTAGCATCATTTGAGTTACAGCGTTTGTCGATTATTACAATCTTGCCTGCTGCAACTATACCATCTACGTATCCACGTAGTTCATTTTGGTAACTATCTTTGTTAATATAAACTCCACCAACCAGCTCTGCGAATGGTTTTGCTAGTGTTGTTTTACCTGACCCTTCTGGTCCACAAATTAGTATTTTCAATATGTCCTCCTTGTTTCACTTCTATATTTACACATAAACTGAGCATATAAATAGAAGTATGAAAACAATTGTATTAGTAACCGGTGGCTTTGACCCACTACACAGTGGACACATTGCCTATTTCAAAGAAGCAAAGAAGCTCGGCGACAAACTTATTGTTGGCGTGAATAGTGACGATTGGCTTACACGTAAAAAAGGCAGACCATTTATGCCTTTTGATGAACGTCTTGCAATCATTAGAGAACTAGCAGTCGTAGATGATGTACTTTCGTTTGATGATAGTGACGATAGTGCGTGTGGTGCAATTTTTAAAGCAATGGCCACAAACGGCGCAGTTAAAATTCTATTTGCAAATGGTGGCGATAGAGAACAAACTAATATTCCTGAATACGAAACATACGGTGATCATCCTAATGTAGAATTTGCATTTGGTGTAGGTGGCCAAGATAAAAAGAATTCAAGTAGTTGGATACTTCAAGAATGGAAAAATCCTAAGACAGAACGTGCTTGGGGCTATTATAGAGTACTTCACGAATACGGTAAAAAAGTTAAAGTAAAAGAACTTACTGTAGAGCCAGGTAAAAAACTTAGTATGCAACGTCATCAAGATAGAGCAGAACATTGGTTTGTAGCAAAGGGCGAAGCAAGTGTATATACTATTAACAACGCAACAGACTACGAACTTCGTGGCACATTCAAAGAACACAAGTCACTGCACATAGGTAATAAGGAGTGGCATATGTTAGCAAATGAAACAGATAAACCGCTTCAAATAGTAGAAATTCAATACGGACGTAATTGTGTTGAAGAGGATATCGAACGCAAATGAACGATTGGATATTCTTAAGTAAGGATAATAAAGATCCGTATATTAATGAATTTGCAGCAGGTTGTAAATCTAGTACAACCGATGCCAACGACTTTAAGTATGACAGTGAAGATGAACGTCCAATCGTGCTCAGAGGAATACTTAAAAAGAAAATTATGCACAAGTGTTTTGAAGATAATAGAGATTTCTATTATATGGATACAGGATACTTTGGCAATGAAGTTACAAAAAGCAATCCTAACGGTTGGAAGTATTGGCACAGAATTGTTAAAAACGATTTACAACACGGCAATATTATTGAACGACCAGATGACAGATTTAAACAGTTTAAGAAAGAGTTTGCGCCTTGGAAGAAAAGCGGACGTAAAATTTTAATTGCTGCTCCTGATGAAAAGCCTTGTAAATTCTACGGTATTAATTTGGAAGAGTGGTTGCACACAACTGTTGCTCAATTAAAAAAATACACTGATCGTCCTATCGAAGTAAGACGCCGAGATAAACAAAGAAGCACACGTTTAACAGATACATTAGAACAAGCATTAAACAAAGATGTATTTGCACTAGTTACATTCAACAGCAATGCAGCAACAGAGTCAGTATTTCACGGTATACCTGTGTTTCCACTAGCACCTGCAAACTCTGCAATAGCAGTTGGGAGTAAAGATTTAAGTCTAATAGAAACACCTTACTATCCATCAGAAGATAAAAGATATGCTTGGGGTTGTCATTTAGCATACGGCCAATATCACGTAAGTGAATTAAGAACAGGCAAGGCCAAAAAACTTTTGGAGGAACAATGGAAAAACTAAAAGTATTTGTAGGATATGATCCTAGAGAAGACATTGCATATCAAGTATGCAAACACAGCATTGAGTCGAGAAGTCCTAATGCAGAAGTAATACCTTTAATACAAAAAGATTTAAGAGAGCAAGGGTATTATGACAGACCAATTGACAAACTAGCAAGTACAGAATTTACATTTACAAGATTCTTAGTACCTGAACTAAGCAACTTTAATGGCTGGGCAATGTTTATGGATTGTGATATGATCCTTACAACAGACATTGCAGAACTATTTGCACAAGCAAATGACGACTATGCTTTAATGTGTGTAAAGCACGACTATACACCTAAAGCAGGTATTAAAATGGACGGACAAGCACAAACTGTGTATCCACGTAAAAATTGGTCAAGTGTAATGCTTTTTAATTGTAGTCATCCAAGCAATCAAGATATTAACGTACAACTTGTTAATGATCCAACAGTTACAGGAAAATATTTACATAGATTTAGTTGGCTTGACGATAAAGAAATTGGAGAACTAAGTCCGGAGTGGAATTGGTTAGTAGGTTGGTATAAAGAACCACAAGACGGAACTCCAAAACTGTTACACTATACAGAAGGCGGTCCTTGGTTTGAAAACTACAGACACTGTCAATATAATCAACTATGGAAAAAAGAACTAAGTGAGATGATGAATGGATGAAACACTAGGACTTGAAGAATCATTAGTAAAAGGTAGCAACAACCGTCTTACGTTAGATGCTAACGATACTACTAAGCCGCAAGTTATACGTGGTGTAATCAAAGACCATCATCGAAATAATGCACAAGCGATTGGAAGAGATTATTGGTATATTGATACAGGTTACTTTGGAAACTTTCCTAGTGCTGGTAACAAGAAAGGCCAAAAGAAGTGGCACCGTGTTGTTAAAAATGAAAATCAACAAGTTGACATTGTAGATGTTCCATCAGACCGTTGGGAAAGATTAGTTAATGACGATCCAAGACTAGTTTGGAAAGGATGGAAAGATTACGATAAAAAAATACTGTTAGTAATGCCTAATCCAAAAGCCTGTAAATGGTATAACATCAATTACGATAAATGGGTTACTGATACACAAGAACAAATTGCCAAATACAGCGACTTGCCAGTTGAAGTACGTATAAAAGGATCACGCAGAGAACGTAATGCAGGCTATACAATATATGATGCATTTGATAGTGGTGTTTATGCTACTGTTGCAATGAATAGTATGGCTGCACTAGAATCAGTTCTATACGGTATTCCTGCTTTTGTAAGTGTTCCGTGTGCTGCTAGTCCTTTAGCATCAATGGACTTATCACAACTAGCAAATCCAGTTAAACCTAAATTTAAACACATAGAAAGGCATTGTAAGAATCTTGCATACACACAATTTACTATTGAAGAAATACAAAGTGGTATTGCATATAAACTTACTGAACAATATCGATGAAACTACTTTTAAATGACAAAGAAATAGCAAACTACTTACTGCACACTATCGGTGTGCCAGCAGGACTGTATAAATTAAGACCAACTGACAGAAATGCTGCCGAATGTGTACAGGCTTTCCTAAAGCGCAAAAACAAAGTCCGTGAATGGAATATGAATCCAGAAGTTGCAAGAGCAGAGAAGAAAAAGTTTGCAAATAAACTAAAAAAAGCAGTTGCTAACGATTTAACTGATTATCGTAATGCTGTGAAGCAAGAAAAATTTAATTTACGTAATGCATACTTTAATACTATTCATAAAGAGATAGAAACACTAATAGAGCATTTCGGCGAAGACAATATTCTTAAAAAATATAAAAAAAGCGATGTTACAGAGTTTGTAAAAGGCTGCGGACTTAACTTAGACCCTAAAGGGCAGTTAATGCGTAGACATAAGTTCACTAGTTACACAGAAGATTGTGTAATTAGAAATACTGTTGGTAATGAAGAATTATTAGTTAATAAAATAGACAATAATCACCCTATGTGGTTTATTGACAGCGGATATACAAACTTTTTAGAACAAAATAAGAAATGGCATAGACTAGTACGCAACCATTTACATTACGGAGAGTTTTTTCAAGCACCTGCAGATAGATTAGGCAACTTTAAAACGTTTCCTAAGCCTTGGAGAGAAGACGGCGAGATAATCTACGTAATTGAGCCAGGACCATTTGCTGCAAGTGTATTTCATTGCGATTTAAAGACTTGGAAATATGATGTAGCAAGAGAGTTACGTCAGTATACTGACAAGCGCATTAAATTTAGATCCAAAGCACCTAAAAGACAACGCACAAACTTATATAAAGAACTAGCAGACGATGATTATTGCTGTGTTGTCAGTATTAATAGTAATGCTGCTACAGAAGCAATTTGGCAAGGTGTACCAGCCATTACATTAGGCGCACACGTAACTAATCCAGTAACTGTAGACAAACTAAGTGACATAAACAACCTATATAGGGGTCCATTAGGCGAATGGTTATGTATGTTAAGTTACCAACAGTTTACTAAGGAAGAAATTGTAACAGGAACAGCAGGGAACTTGGTTAAAAAGTATACGGTCAATGAGTAAGAGAACAGCAGTAGCATATTTTGCTGGCATTCCGCCACAAAATAACAATCCAGAGAAACCATTAATACTAAAAAACTTTATCGAAGGTGTAAATGCCGCTGGAGACACTGGTATTTCACATCAAGGCTTTAATGTTCTTGAGTGTGACGTTGCATTTATACAAGGTTTTGTACACGAACACGGAAAAACATCGCCGCATTTACTATTACGCAGAAACGCAGTAGAAAAACAAAAACAAGTGGGCAAACGGTCACTAATTGTTGATAGTAACTTGTTTTTATATGCAGATCAAGGTAATACAAAAACATATCTGCGTTACAGTTTCGATGGAGTCTTTCCTACTACAGGATTTTACTTTGATAAGGATATTGATCCTGCAAGATGGAAAAAAATTAGTGCAGAACTTAATTTACCACTTAAAAATTACAGAAAAGATGGCAAACATATCTTAGTTTGCTTACAACGTAACGGTGGATGGTCAATGAAAGGCATTCCTGTAATGCAATGGCTAACTGATACTATTAGAGAAATTAAAAAACACACTGACAGACCAATTGTAGTAAGAGCGCACCCAGGTGATAAAAAAGCAAGAAGATATTTGCATATTAATGAGCCAAATGTGTTTGTATCCTGGGCACCAAACATACGAAATGACTTACTTAATGCTTGGGCAACTGTAGTTTACAATAGTTCCCCTAGTGTAGCAAGTTTAATTGAAGGAGTACCTGTATTTGTTACAGATACTGACCCAAGTGTAAGCCAAGTTAATGGAGTTTGCAATACAAACTTAAAAAGACTAGAAGATCCAAAAATGTATGACAGACAAGAGTGGATAGAAAGACTATCAATGTGTCATTGGAACTTTAACGAACTAAAAAGTGGTGAAGCCTGGTCTTTTTTTAGGAGATACATATGAGAAAACTAGCCAATGGATGGCACGTACCTGAAGGTGATACAAAAATGACAAGACATATCGAAACAGATAAGTCACCGTCACTTGCAGAGTATGAGCAAAAGCAAAGAAAAACAATTTTAGAACATATTCCGCAAAAAAATACTTTTGTTGACGTAGGTGCTAACGTTGGTGTATGGAGTATGACACTACAACAACATTTTAAGCACGTTGTAAGTTATGAGCCAAGCAAACGTAATGTAGAATGCCTCGAGAATAATGTTCAAGGCAAGACAGAAATTAGAAATACTGCACTTTCCGACTTCAATGGCGAATCACAGTTTCACGATGAAATTAAAAATTGCGGAAACAGTAAATTATGGGCAGAATCATCACAGACTGGGTTATACAAAGTACCCGTAAGAAAATTAGACGATGAAAATATTGAAAATATTTCACTAATTAAAATGGATGTTCAAGGATATGAATGGCAAGTTATACAAGGCGCACAAAATGTTATAGAGACACAACAACCTTGGATAGCATTTGAAGTAAGTGCTGATGTAGACGTAATTTGCAAGTTTTTAGAAGATAGAAATTACGATATGATTGATAATAAGAGTAAACGTATTCTTATCTATGCACCGAAATCAGGAATCAATGCACCTACACAAAATGCATTTGGTAGACGTATGGGTCCTGGACCTTATGTGTTACTATTACCTGAAGATAAACAACAAATTGCAGCAGCACGCCACGGAAATTTATCGTAATTGATTTTGCCAGTAAGGCTCAGTACGCATAATTTTTAAATCATCACGCTTACTATGTCCTAATTTTTTTCTACCACCTTTAAGATGATCTAAGTATGCACCCCATTCACAATTAATTAATGGATGCCCTTCCCCTGTACTCATTCCAGGTCTTGGCCTAAGATCTCCAAGGTTAGATGACCAACTGTGTGACGGCATTTTTGGAAACTTCCTTCTAACTTCATCAAATACAAAACTATCGTGCCATTCTGCCATTGTAAAGATTCCGTTTTCTGCTTCATCGTATACACGCTGGAATTCACCAAGGAATCTTTTAATACTTTTTGTACCTAACTTCATTGCATACAGTCCACATTCACTATATTTGCCTCTACGCCCTAAGTAAAACAATTCAGACGGTGCCGGAAGCAATCGTTGTATATCAGCGTGAGTAATTTTTGAGTGACAAATTGTATCAGCATCCATCCACATCAAATATTCTGTATTGCATTCTTTAGCACAAGCAAAGATACTATAAACTTTGTGTGCAAAGCGAACAGCGTGCCATTTAAAACCTTTGCCACTGTCTCTTCTTCTAGATCTAATTGGATCAGCAGATACATCGCCATTTGCTTTGGGTACATTTTTCCATTTATCTTTAAATGCAACAAGTTCAGGACTTGCTTGATGTAAATCTTTAACAATTAAATTATCTGCTGTTTCTTCTACTATGCAATCTTCAGCATATACATATAAATTAATATCTGCAGGCCAGTTTTCTAAGAAAGTCTTAATCATTCTTTTGCCGTATGTATCGTAACCTGCTTTGTGAAATGTTGTAACTATACTGATATTCATTTAATTTTGTCCCATATATGATATTTGTCGCCTTGTACTAAACAATTATAATTAGCCGCATAAAGTGCAACACTTCTGTCTCTTCCAATAACTTCTTTACCTTCGACTATAACTTCAGGACCTGGATTATGGTATAACGGTGATATTAAATCCAACGCCTTAATGTGTTCAAGGTCAACAAATACTGCCGACACTGATGACAACGCATACAAAGTTTTCATTTCTCTTCTATATACTACTTTTTTGTCTTTAACATACATTCCTGTTCTACTGTGTATAAAAACAGTATCAAACATTTCGATAATAGAAGGTAATAAGTTCATTCCTGAGCCTATTACAATTGCATCTTTAGGAGTATGCAGTAAAGTTTTTTGTAATCTTTTGGTATGTTTTTTCATTGGCTAATTTACTTTAATATATTTAAGTAATTTGTCCATTCTGCACAAAATTATTGGCTACTGTACTTAAATACTACTGATGCGTTTTAAGTTATATAGACAACACGGTGCGTTAAACAGTCCTAGTATTTTTGATGCATTTCAGACAGGACTAATAGCACAAGGACACAAAGTCGTAAATGACAACGAAGATGTTGCTGTCATTTGGTCAGTATTGTGGAACGGCCGTATGTCTGCTAACCAACAAATTTATGAAAAATGTCGGAAAGATAACAAGCCTATAATTATTATTGAAGTAGGCAACTTAAAAAGAAATACAACTTGGCGCATATGTCTTAATCATATTAATGGATTAGGAGAGTTTGGTAGTGACGCCGACTTAGATGTAAACAGACCTAAAAAATTAGGTTTACAAATGTCGCCACCTAATACAAATAGACGTAACGAAATCCTTATTGCAACACAACATCATAAAAGTTTGCAATGGCAAGGAATGCCGTCAATGGCTGAATGGACATTACAAACTATAGAAAAAATTAAAAAATATACAGATCGTCCTATTGTTATTAGGCCGCATCCAAGGTCACCTATGTCTGGCATCGAACACGAATTTACAAATGTAAAAAGACAACAACCTGTAAAATTATCTGGAACATACGACAACTTTGATATCGATTATAACTATCACGCTGTTGTTAATCATAATAGTGGACCTCCTATACTTGCTGCTATTGCAGGCACTCCAGTAATTACAGGCGACAGCAGTCTTGCATATCCTGTTAGTGATACTATAGAAAACATTGACAATCCTAAACTTCCTGATGATAGACTTTTATGGTTTACAAAACTTACGCATTGTGAATGGACTGTTGACGAAATAAAACAAGGCACTCCGATAAAAAGATTAGAAAAGTTTATAAAAATGCAAGTAAGTTATTGACTTCTTAAGTTATAGACTTTATAATAAACTTATGACACATTTAACTTACATAGAAGATCTATTCCTCAAGGTTATGGACATTATGGACCAGAACCTATTAGGTATGCAACATCACGATCAGTCTGCTGCTAGAAGTTTTTATAACAGTATTAGTGCAGGAAAAGATTTAACTGAAAAACAAGGTGCATATATTTTAAAGATTATTTACAAATATAGAAATAGTGTAAGGCCGTTTATCGAGGTTGAACCTTATCTAGATCATCCTCTGTGGAGTAAACCCTTTAGAGTTGTTGACCTAGCAAAAGAAGTGTGGGTAGAACAAGATACTATCAAGACACCATTGATATGTCTTAAATTTCCATACAGTCTAAAAGATGACTTTGAAAATGTGTTCAGACCAAAGATTGAAAAAGGTCATTACTGGAACGCTGATAGACGTATTAGACAAATTAATCTTTACAAAGCAAATGTTGTAGAGATAGAAGAATGGTGTGTGAATAACGAATTTACTATTGACGATACATTTACAAGTTGCGTTGACCAAATAGAAGAAATATGGCAAGAGCGTTCTACATACGAACCACATAGTATTGTAGACGAAGGCGAAGTACAACTTGTAAATTGTAGCGAAGATACAGAAACATACTTTCTTAAAAAGTCAAATGGTAATATTGTTAATGATATGTTCCTTGCAAAAAGTATGGGATATCCGCTTCTTAATCCTGATAGATCTCTTGCACAACAAATAAGCAGTAACCGAGATAACACGTTTTGGATAAAAAATGTAGATGAGTTTTTAGAGTTAGGATATCAAGTAAACGGTCAAATTGTTATACTATTAGATAGAGCAGCAGATGCATTAGACTATATGAAAGAGTTAAAAAACACAATAGATTACTACAAATATAACACAAATGACTTTAGAGTTTGCTTTAGAACCAATAACAAAGACAATCCAGAATTTAATGTTTGGGTACGTGATAACAAGTTTGGAGGAAAAATAGATGGTGCAAAGTTTCTAATCTTCCAACATAAGCCACCTAAGTGGTTGTTCAAACAGAAGAATGATGTTATAATAGTGGCTACTAATAACTTAATGCCTTCTACGTATGGCTTGACTAGAGATATGTTAGAGTCAAGTCCTATTGTATTTTACGTAGGAGAAATTGAACCAAGTAAAGGACGAAAGAAGATTGTCGAACTGTAAGTTAATTATTAAAGATGAAGTAAACGTAAAGTTTGAAGGACTTGCCGTTGAAACACGAAGAAAAATTGTAAACAAACTAAAGTTTGATTTGCCGTATGCTCGTCATATGCCTGCATTTAAACTAGGTAGATGGGACGGCACTGTAAGTTTCTTTGGTATTGGCGGTAACGGATATCTTGCACACTTAGACGTTGCACTGCCAATTGTTGAGAATGACGGATATGATATTGAAGTAGTTGATCAACGTGTTGCACCTAATCTTGAGTTTGATAAAATTACAGAAAACTACTGGGCTGATCAAGGAAAGACTTGGCCTAAAGGACATCCTGAAGAAGGCACGCCTATTGTGCTACGTGACTATCAGTATGATGTAGTAAACAAGTTTTTAGAAAATCCACAGGCACTACAAGAAGTTGCAACAGGCGCAGGTAAAACAATCACCACAGCAACACTAAGTCATTTATGTGAACCATACGGTCGTACAATGATTATTGTTCCTAACAAAAGTCTTGTTGTACAAACTGAAGAAGACTATGTTAACTTAGGTTTAGATGTTGGTGTATACTTTGGTGATAGAAAAGAATTAAACAGAACACACACTATTTGTACGTGGCAAAGTTTAAACGTACTAGATAAGAAAAGTAAAGACTACGAAGCAGTACTAACACTTGCAGAATTTATTGAAGGTGTAAGTGCAATTATAATTGACGAAGTGCATCAAGCAAAAGCAGATGTACTTAAAAAATTACTTACAGTAAACTTCCGTAATGCTCCTATACGTTGGGGACTTACAGGCACAGTGCCTAAAGAAAAGTGGGAGTTTCAAGGCATACTTGCAGGTATTGGTCCTGTAATTAATAACGTATCAGCGCACGACTTGCAAGAAAGAGGCGTGTTAGCAAACCTCGATATACAAATTTTACAAAGTAAAGATATCGAAACCTTTAGAAACTATGCCGAAGAATATACTTGGCTAGTAACTGATAACAACCGTTTAGATTGGATTAGTGATCATATCAATAAGATTATCAAAGACGGAAATACACTTATACTTGTTAATAGAATTGACACTGGTAAAAAACTACTAGAGAGATTACCTGATGCTACATTTATCAGAGGAGATGTAAAACTTGATGATAGAAAAGAGCAATATGATGAAATTAAAACAAGCGATGGTAAAATTATTATCGCTACTTACGGTGTTGCCGCAGTGGGTATTAATATTCCTCGTATTTTTAACCTTGTTCTTATTGAGCCTGGTAAGTCTTTCATACGTGTTATTCAGTCAATTGGCAGAGGCATACGAAAAGCAGAGGACAAGGATTTTGTCCAGATTTGGGATATGACTTCAAGTTGTAAGTACGCAAAGAGACACCTAACAGAAAGAAAAAGATTCTACCGTGAAGCAAAGTATCCTCACAGCGTCACGAAAGTAGATATTTAAGGAGAATAAATGAGAATATTAACACTCGAGAATAAGGCGTTTGATCTAAACGAACTGCCTGAAGAAGTAGAAGAAGATGCTAGATTCAGTGTGCTAGATAATAGTACACCTGCTGAGCCCGACTTTTTCTTTATGCCTCTTATATTTTTAGAAAGTTTTAACAGTCCTGCTATATGTTTAAACATTGGCGGATATGATATACAGATGCCGTTAGACTGGTGTATGCTTGTAGGAGATAGCGAATGTGGTGCTGATCCTGAAGTTATGCCATTAACAAGCATCAATGAAAGAGGGTTTGAAGCAATGGTTTACAACCCAATTAAAGGATATAGAATAGACTTCCAACCAGTAGAAATTACTAACATATACCAAGATGTACGCTGGTTCTTCCCCAAAATGAAAAACGGACAATTACTTACAGTGCCGTTACACAATGGCCATAATCCTCCGTGTGCATATTTTGTAAAAGAAATTAGTCGTCAATCAGAAATGGTTGATATAATGCAACTTTTATAATAATTACTAATAATAGAACAACAGGTAAGGAAGGACTAATGACTATGAAAGCAGGAAAGATTTGGGGTCAGACAGAATTGATCCACGCAAACGGTGTGCTAGAATTTCATCGTATCGAATACAAAAAAGGTTTCAAATGTTCGGAACACGAACATCAATATAAGTGGAATGGCTTTTTTGTAGAGTCGGGTAAGATGATTGTCCGTGTGTGGCAAGACGCTGATCAAGCAGGTCTTGTTGATGAAACTATCTTAGGGCCAGGCGAGTTTACACAAGTTAAGCCAGGCAAGATACATCAATTTGAAGGTGTTGAAGATGGTGTTGCATTTGAATTGTATTGGGCAGAGTTCAATCACGATGATATTGTAAGACGTACAGTTGGCACAAAAATCAAATGACCAATCCGACCATTGAAGGATTACAGAAGTTAAAACAGTACATTCCGCAAGATAATATTAAGTGTCTTGACGTTGGTGCTAATATCGGACAATGGGTCAATGCAATTAGAGAAGTATATTCCGCACCTGATATTTTTAGTATCGAAGTAAATCCTCACTGCGAAGGTCGCCTTGCTAGTAAGCAAGTAAAATATAAAATTATAGGACTATCTGATAAAGTTGGGCAGATGGAACTAAAAACATTTGCAACGAAACCTAGATCGAAAGGTGCAAGTTTTTATACACAATCTGATTGGCGTGACAAGGAAATTATGAAATTTGAAGTTCCAGTGTCAACACTAGATGTATTGTTTCCAGAACAAACATTTGATATACTTAAGATTGATGTACAAGGTGCAGAGCTAGATGTTATTAATGGCGGCATTGAATTCTTAAAAAGACATCAGTATGTCCTTGCTGAAGTTGCTCTAACAGATTATAATAGCGGTGCACCGCAAGCAAGTGTTGTAGTTGCTAGACTTCAAGAACTTGGTTTCTACGTTGTAGATTGTTTAGAAGAACATTTGTACGGCGATAAAATTATACAGATTGATTTGCTTTTTAGTTCTAAAGAAACAAAACACAATAAGAAAGTTTTAGGAAAATATGTATGATAGGAATTGTAACTACATTTAGTGATGCAAACTTTAGTGAGTATGCACATCAATTTATTAATAGTGCAAGGCAATATGTACATCACGACATTAAAATGTATCTATATGTTGATAATGCAAGACCAGAACTTGCAAAGAATATGCAAACATTAGGACTAGAAGAATCTAATCCGCAACTAACACAGTTTAAACAAAGACACAAAGATAAAGACGAATCAAATTTTATGTACGGGGGCAAACGCTTTGCACATAAAAGTTATGCAATCTGTCACGCAGCATTAAATAGTGATGTAGAAAAACTGTTTTGGTTTGATGCAGATACTGTATTTCAACAAGCAATTACACCTGAATATCTTAAC